GTCATCGGCGTCGTCAATCCGTCGACTGGCCAGCTCGTCAAGCTGCACCTGTCGCGCTCCCAGCCGGACGCCAGCGGCCAGTACAGCTACAGCATCACCGGCCGCGACGACCAGGGCAAGCTCGACAAAGACCAGCCCGGCTACACCGGCGGTCAGCGCCTGCCGTTCGCCGACGGCCGCGAAGAGCTGTGGGGCACCAACAGCGCCACCGGCGTCTTCGAGAAGATGCCCGGCAACCCCACCGACCTGGGCAACAAGGCCAAGGGCTGGAACGACATCAAGCAGATCGAGACGCCCGACGGCAAGTTGATCTGGATGGGCACGCCGCCGGAGGGCGGTCCGCCCAAGCCCGTGCCGGGCATGGAAAACCTGACGGTCAACACCAGCCCGTACGTCACCGGCTCGGTGCGCCAGGTGACCAAGGACGGCCAGGTCGTCTACGTCGGCCAGCGCAAGGACAACGGCGCGATCGAGACGATTGCCGGCTACGGCGCGGAAACCAAGCCGATCGAGACGAAGACCGTCGGCGGCACGACCTACAAGCAGAACCCGAGTGCCGGCCAGCCCGGCCAGCCCGACTTCGTACCGGTCACCGGCCTGGCACAGGCCAAGGAAGGCGACGAGCAGTGGGTGCCGGTCAGCGGCGGCTACCTGGGCAAGCAGACCTACCACAACGGTAACTGGAGTTACGACCCCAACGAGCAGCCGCGGCCCTACGACCCGGCGCTGAGCCGCGCCGCGGGCGCGATCAAGCCGGCCGGCACGCGCTACGAAGTGCCGATGACGGTCAACGGCCAGACGCGCCTGGTCGAGGTCGTCGCCGACGGCAACGGCAGCTACACCGTCCCGTCGGACACCAAGTCGCGCACCTTCCCAGGCACGCCGCCGAACACGATCGCCCAACAGCCCGGTACCACCGAGCCGTTCATGGTCCGCTACAACGCGGACACCAACCAGTACAGCCGCGAGCCCAACCCGAACTACCAGCCCAAGGACGTCGCCGGGCAGGTCACGCAGCTCAGCAACATGGCCAGCGCGAAGCTGCAGGAGCTGCAGGGCAAGATCGGCCCGGCGTATACGCCCGAGCAGGCACAGGCCGAGTACGACCAGTGGTGGGCGGCCAACATCGACACCCAGAAACAGCAACTGCTGCAGCAGCAGCAGGACGAAAAGCTGGCGCGTCAGATGAAGATCGACGAGCAGCAGCGCCAGAACCTTGGGACGGCTCAGACGGCCGGCGCCGACGTGGTGCGGGCCGTGGCTGGCGAACACCGCGTCGGACCCGGCTTCGGCGACTTCATGGCAAACATGAACAACGCCGTGGCGACGAAGTCGTTCCCGCAGCAGATGAATGCGCAGCAGTTCAACAACGCCTTCGTCACGCCGATGCCCGACTACCAGAACATCTACGAACAGGCCACGGCAAAGGCGCTCGCGCACATCAGCCCCACCGCGGCGCAGATCGCCGGCCAGTCGACTCCGACTGCGCTGGCCGGTGGCGTCGACATCAACTCTCAGTTGAACCGCACCAACTTCAACTTCAACCCCGCACAACTCCAAACAGCACCGCAGGTTGGGCCGGGACCCCAGCCGCAGCCAGCACCGCAGGTGGGGCCGGCGCCGATGCCTACGCCGGCGAACGTGCTGCCCGGCCAGAACTACGGAGCCGCGACCGGCTTCAGTGGCGGCGTCATGCCGTGGAACTTCGACTGGTCGACGTATCGGCCGGGCGCATACCAGCCTACCTATTAAGAGGACGTATGATGCAGCCACAAGAACCTCCGTCCGACGAACAGATTGCGCCGAGTGCTGACCAGGCTGAGGCCGCGCCTGATTCACCCGAGGAGACAACGCAAAATCCGCCGTGGTGGCGTCGCCTGTGGCGCGGCCACACGGAGGCAGGAGCGGAGTCGACTGAGGGGGGTCAGCCGCCGCACAGCGGGGAACCAGCAACCGAGACGTTCACGCTGACGCGGGAGGAGCTCGAAAAGCGCGTTGACGCGGAGACGCAACGCCGCGAAGCCAAGCGTGCGGCACAAGCCAACTCGGAACGTCGCCGCAAGCTGCGTGACGAGGACCCGTGGCAGTACGCCGAGGAAGAGCGCAATGCCGAACAGCTGGCGCTTGGCGATCAGCAAGTCTCGACGCTGTTCGCCCAGATCGGCGCCGAGCACGACAAGTACTCGCTCGACCCGCTCGTACAGGCGCTGCCCCAGGCGGAACGCGATCGCATCCTCAAGCTCGAGGGTGCAGGGCAAGGGCTGGATGGCCGCAAGCTGATCGTCACCAAGTCGCTCGAAGCGCTCGAAAAACACTGGAAGGCCGAGGGGGCCAGGGATGCCGAAACCAAGCTCCGTCGCAACCCCGCCTTCCGTAAACAGGTTCTCAGCGAGTTTCGCCCCGGTATGACCGAGCCCGAGTTCGTCGGCAGCGGCGCTCCGTCAGCAGCCGACCAGACCGTCAGCGATCTCTTGCGACAGAGCCTGGGCAATCACAGAGCCTTGTAATCCGAGGGCCACACAGGTGGTCCTCGAGCAGAGAGGATCACTCCCATTCCTAGAACACATCGCGATACGTCAAGCCGTTCCAGATTTGGTAGATCACGATCGACGTGACGCCAAGCTGGTCGGCCATCTTGTGGGCTGATCCATTGCGATTCGTGCGTATCCAGCGGACCTGCTCATCTGTGAGTTTGCGCTGCTTGGGTTTGCGCATTCGGTCATGTTCAGCAGCGTGACCCTGGTTACGTGCATGGACAACCCACTCGAGGTTGATTGCACGGTTGTCAGTCTTGTCGAGATTGATGTGGTTGATCTCAAAACGGGGGCCGGGCCTGGGTGGCAGGAAAGCCTCAGCAACCAAGATGTGCACGTACGCGCGCTGTCTCTTGGGCTTATCAGCAAGCGTGACGGCCAGATAGCCCGCTCCCGCATTAAATCCGCGCAAGTTGGTTTTTCGCCGATAGCTGTAGACGTTGCCTGCGTCGGAAACGGCGTAGCTACCCTCCCAGTCGGCGATTGGTGCCCAATTCTCCATGAGTAAGGCATTGTAATACAAATCTAAGATTAGAGGGTAGAATTACGCCATACAACAGCATCGCCACCCGAGCCGTTCCAGGCAGCGGCCCGCTGATCCCAGAAGAAGTTCAGCGCGAGATCGTCCAGTCGATCGAGGTCAAAAGCGCGGCGCTGCAACTCATGCCGCACGTGCGCATGAAGCGAGCCCAGCAGCGCATCCCGGTCATGAGCCAACTCCCGGTTGCCTACTGGGTCACCGGTGCCAGCCTCGATGCACGCGACATCGGCATGAAGCAGACCACCACCCTGCAGTGGGACAACGTCTATCTCAACGCTGAAGAGATGGCGGTCATCGTGCCGATCGCCAAGAACCTGCTCGACGACATGGACTACGACTTCTGGTCGCAGGTCAAGCCAAAAATTACCGAGGCCTTCGGCGTCGCGCTCGACGACGCGATCTTCTTCGGCACCAATGCGCCGACGACGTTCCCGTCGAGCATCGTCGCGGGTGCGAATGCCGCGGGCAACCTGGTGGTTGCTGGGACCTCGACAGTCGACTTCCTCGACGACGTGAACACGGCCATGGGCCTGGTGGAAGCTGATGGCTTCGACGTGACTGGCTTCTGGGCACGCCGCCAGGTCAAGTCCAAGTTGCGCGGCATGCGCGACACCCAGAAAGGCTTGCTGTTCATCGGCGACAACTCCACGCCGAACGCCGCGATCAACACCGGCACGCTCTTCGGCGAGCCGATCATTTTCTCCAACGCGGGCCTCGCCAGCTTCAACACCGGTGCTACCGGTTACTCGATGATCGGTGGCGAGTGGGACCAGTCGATGCTCGCCGTCAGAGACGATATCAGCATGGAGATGTTCGACACCGGCGTCATCACCGACAACGGCTCACCTCCGGTGATTCAGTACAACCTGATGCAGCAGGACATGGTCGCGCTGCGCGTCACGGCTCGGTTTGCCTGGGCGGTGCCCAACCCGATCAACCGTCAACAGTCGACCAAGGCGTCGCGCTATCCCTTCTTCGCTGTGCAACAGAAGGCGGCAACAGGCGGTGAGGGTTAACCCGAATGCCTGATCCACGCCCGCCAGATCCGCCCGAAGAGCCGGACGACGACGACCAGCCCGAGGCGCCGCCGCCCACCGAGCCGCAGCCTGAACCGACACCCGCACCAGGGGGCTGAAGATGCCTGGTGGACGTCCCTACAAGAAGCCCGTGAGCAGAGCTCAGGCACGCTTCTTCGGCTACGCGGCCGGAGGCAACGTGCCTGGCTTTTCCGCCGCCGAGGCGCAGAAGAAGCTCAAGGGTGTCAAGGAAAGCAAGCTGCCTGAACGCAAGAAAGGCAAGAAGTAAATGCCCAAGGTCCGCACGCTGGTGCCGCTCACCCACCCGAAGACCGGCGAGCTTTTCGCCGCGGGCGCCGAGGTTGACGTGGACGACGAGGTGTTCCGCGACTGGCGCGCCGATGGCAAGGCGTCGTCCATCGACGACGAGAAGAAGGCCGAAGCGGCCGCAAAGGAAGGCAACTATTCCGCGCGCACCTCGCGCGAAGACACGGGCGAGCAGGCCAAGTCGCCGCCAGCCAGGGAGAGAAAATAAATGCCGCGCATGCGCTTCCTGGCAGTGTCCACCGACCCACGACCTGATCATCCCGCGACCACCTACGGCCCCGGCCACGAGACTGACTACGTGGCGGAGGACTACGACTACATCAAGTCGCTCATCCTCGAGGGCAAGGCCGAGTTGCTCGACGGCGTGCCCGAGGCGCTCTTTGCTCCTCCAGAGGCCGCCTGATGTCGCGGGTGGTCTTCAACGCGCCGTCGCAGGATTCGGTTACCGCGACGACGTACTACGGCAAGGGCCACCAGGCTGACATCACCGACGAGGCGTTCGTCCAGAGCCTGATCGCTTCCGGCAAGGCCGCGCTGATGGGCGCCAGCATTCGGGGCATCTCCGTCGCGCCGATCGCGGCCACCACGGCGACGGTCAACTGGGTCGTCGACCAGGCGTGCACCGGCATGGTGGTCAACTACGGCACCACCACGGCGTACGGCTCGAACCAGGCCGCCACGCCCGCCTCCGGCAGCGGCGCGATCGTGGCCAATCTGACGGGCCTGACGACTGCCACGACGTACCACTACCGCATCTCCGTGACCGTCGGAAGTTTTGTCACGCTCACGCCCGACCTGACCTTCAGGACGGCATGATCACCCTCGCCCAGCTGGAGCAGGAAGTCGCGCGCCGCGTCGGGCCGTACTGGCGCTTCTTCACCGATCGCCAGATACCGAACACGGCGCAGTTCACCTTCGCCAACTTTCCCGAGCTGCGCTCCAGCATGGACCAGGACCTCGTCACCAACCTGTGGATGCTGCGCCGCGGCGAGACACTCGACGGCACGCCGCTCAGCCTGGACGTCGTCGACCGGCAGCGCACCGCTGACGTGTACGACCCCGAGCAGGGCAGGGTCATCCCGGACCGCCCGTGGGGCAGCATCCCCGCCGCGGGCGAGTGGTTCGAGTTTCACCACCTCAACCCGGCCCAGGAACTCCGCGCAGCCGTGCTCGCCGGACTGCGGCGCTGCTTTCTTGAGGACATGTTCGCCGCGGAGCTGACCAGCGACTACGGCGACATCGACCTGACCCACCAGCAGCCGTGGATCACCAGCCCCAGCCAGGTCGTGCGCGTCCAGTATGGCTGGTACAGGCCGTTTGGCGAGGCGCCCTTCGAGGCGACCATGCAATCCGGGCACGTCATGCTGCGCAACACCAGCGGGCCGTACACGCCGGCCAACCTGTGGGTCACCGCGCTGCGGCCGGCAGCGTCGTGGGTCAACGACGCCGACTCGAGCACGGGCCCGACCAACGACGACGACGTGCTGTCCGTCGATCTCGACTACGCCGCCTCAGCCGGCCACATCGAGGCGTGGCACCTGTTCCCCTCGCGCCTGTTCGAGGCCGCGGCTGGTAGCAACCAGGCTACGCAAGCAATGGCCGCGCTCGAGTTCACGCGCCAATCGATGATCTGGACTCCATCCGCTCGTCAGCGCGAGGTCGGCTTTTCCGAGGTGGTTGGCCTGTCGTTATGACCAATCGCGCCATACCGGTGGTGATCAACCTCCCCGAGCTGCCTGGTGTGCCTCGCCAGGGAGGCATCGTCGGTTCGCCCAGTCCGCCGCCCGGCCCGCCGGGACCTCCCGGTCCCGTTGGACCTCCCGGTCCGCCGGGCGGGCCTGGCGCAACCGGGCAGCAAGGGCCGGCAGGACCGGCGGGCACCACCGGTGCGATCGACTCCGATCTGCGCGCGTACGTGCAACGCATCATGGCGGTTCTCGACCCTGGCGGTCCGCCTCCACCTTCTCCCTAGAAAGGACGCTCGGTATGGCCGGATCGAAAACTGACGCGCTGGAAGCCAGGTTGCTGGACCACATCTTTAAAGGTGGCGCAACGCCCGCACTGGGCGCGCTGTCGACGGTGTACGTGGCGCTGTATACCGCCGTACCCAGTGACGCGGCGGCAGGCACGGAAGTTTCTGGCTCGAGCTACGC